GGTAATGCAAACGATCTTAATGTTCAAGCAGGAATTGCATTATCTACTACAGAGTTATTGGTTAAAGGATAGTGTTTGATCCAATCACAATCGGTGCTTGCTTGACCACAGCGAGTACGGCGTTTTCAGGTTTGAAGAAAGCTTTTCAGGCAGGTCGTGATATAGAATCTATGACAGGCGATTTATCAAGATGGATGGGTGCTGTGTCAGATATAGAACAAAAAGAAAAGTCAGCTAAGAATCCACCTATCTTTCGTAAGGTATTTGGATCAGTAGAACAAGAAGCCTTAGAAGCCTTTGCCGCTAAGAAGAAACTAGAAGAGCAAAGATATGAGCTTAAAACTTTCATTCAATTCTCGCATGGACACAAAGCTTGGGATGAATTGCTTGCAATGGAAGGTAAGATAAGAAAAGCTAGACAAGAGCAACTGTATCGTCAACAAGAGATAAAAGAACGCATTATAGAGGGCATTTTTATATTTCTATTAGTGTGTACGATTATCGGTTTTGGTTGGCTGATATGGTACGCAAAATCAATACAGGAGTAACTTATGGAAATTAGTATGTGGATGTTTTGGAACATTATTTTAACTTTAGTAATAGCTCCTGCTGTGTGGGCATTTAGAGGACTCATACAAGAAGTAAAACGAATCGATATACTATTGAATAAGACAAGAGAAGAATACGTAACACGTAAGGAAATGCGTGATGATCTTAGTCAAGTGATGGATGCATTACATAGACTAGAAGATAAATTAGATAAAGTATTAAGTAAGGATTAATAGACATGGCAAACTTTGCAGGATTTACAGACAAAAATGTTGTTGATATAGCAAAAATAGCAGGATTTCAAGGATCAGACATTGATATGGCTAAAGCTTTTATTAATAGCACACCTAAAGCACAAGGAATAGCAGTTAAACTTTTTAAAGAAGCTAATAATAAATATAACAAAGGTGGTTATGTAAGAGGTTTTGCACCGGGTGGTATGCCACTATCTGAAATGAACAAATATATTAAAGGATCAGGTGGTGATTATAAAGATCTTTCAACATTTGATAATTATAATTTTACTAATGCCCCTTTTACAAAAGAAGAGTGGAAAGAAGCAGCTAGGTCTGAAGGATATGGTGCTAACACACAAGCTTCTACAGATGCAAATATAAAGTTTGGAGCTACAGCACCTGGTGCGACTACTTACACTCCTGATCCTCCTGAACTATCCTCAGTAAATACAACAACAGCAGATGATGTAAATACAGGTACAAGTACTACAGATCCAAATAATACAGGAACAGGTACTACAGGAACAGGTACTACAGGAACAGGTGGTTCTGCTGCTTATGCCCCTTTGATAACTAGTACTCCTATAAGCACTATAAGTGATGCAGAGATAGAAAAGGGAAAAATAGCTAGTGGAAAAGGTCAAGTTTCAGGAGAGCCTACTAAACCAGATTTGGGAAGCATATCACCTGATACAGTTTCTACAGATCAAAGTATGAGTACTAATGTAATAGCAGATGACGACATTAAAAAAGTAGCAGATGATATTGATACTAAATTGTCAGGCATTTCAGCAGATACAGGTTCAGTTTCAGATACAGTTGAAGCTGAGACTATGACGAGAGATGAATTAAATCAATTAGATGAGAAAGCTGCTAAAATTGACGATGCACAAACTGTAACAGCACCAAACAAAAGAACATTGCAAGACAATGAAACAGTTCAATCTGCTTATGACAAAGATAAAGTAGATGATGTAATTAAGAAAACAGAAGAAGCTTTTGTAACAGCAGACCCTAGCACAAAAGCATTAGTGCAAGGGCAATTAGATAACTTGATGGATGATTTTGAAGGGGGTGCAACTCCTGTATGGGCGGCAGGTGCTATGCGTACTGCGTTAGCTGCTCTTAATGCAAGAGGATTAAATGCATCATCATTAGCAGGTCAAGCTATTGTACAGGCGGCAATGGAATCTGCTATACCCATTGCACAGACAGATGCTGGAACTGTTGCTAAATTTGAATTAGAAAACTTATCTAATAGACAACAAGCAACTATTCTAGGGGCAGAACAAAGAGCTACGTTTTTAGGTCAAGAATTTGATATGGAGTTTCAAACTAGAGTAAAAAATGCATCTACAATTTCAGAAATTGCAAAACAGAATTATGATGCTGATGTGCAGATTGCATTAGAAAATGCTAGGATGGCTAATACTGTTGATCTTGCAAACTTAGAAGCGGAAAATGCAAAGGTTCTTTCTGATGCAGCAGCTTTAACTAAAATGGACTTGACTAATTTAACTAATAAACAACAAGCCGAAGTTGCTAATGCAGAAAATACTTTAGCAATGGATATGAAAAATTTAGATAATAAACAACAAGTAACTGTATTAAAAGGTGAAGCAAAAGTTCAAGCATTATTTAAAGATCAAGCCGCTGAAAATGCAGCAGCTCAGTTTAATGCAAGTGAAAAAAATAAAGTAGACATGTTCATGGAAGGTTTAGTAGCGACTATGCAAAGACATAATAGTGAACAAAAGAATGTTATGGAACAAGTTAAGTTTACAGAAACAAATGCAATGAATAAGTTCTTTTCTACGCTTAAAGAAAACCGGGCACAGTTTAATGCTCAAAATGATTTGGTAATAGCACAAGCAAATGCACAATGGTATCAACAAGTTACAACAACTAACACAGCTGCTAAAAATGCAGCTAATATGCAAGATGCCCAAAATGCTACATCAATGACAAAGACACAATTAGATCATACCTTTCAAGCAGAAAGAGATATGATGAATTGGATATTTACTGCTGATGATAATGACAAAACAAGAGCTGCCAATTTAATGATTGCACAGTTAGAAGCAAATGCACAAGCTGAATCTGACAGAGCAACAGGATGGAGTTCAATATTTCAGAGTGTACTAGGTGTTCTTACTAAAAAGATTGTTGGTGTTCCTTAATTGTATAGCATTTATGTGCTTGACTATAGGAGCTACAGGATTAGATAATGGAGATAAAGATATGGTAAAAATTGTACAAGGTTTAAAGACTTTTGAAACCCCTGCGTATAAAGAATTATATGACAGATATTTAAATAATGCTAATGAAAATAGAGGTATGCCACCTATAAATTTTTCAGGTAATTTATTAATAGGGTCTAGTGTTGTTGATCCATTAGATAATCCTACAGAGAAAGGTATTGCTACTTCTAAAGCAAATCTTAAAAACATGGAAATGAGAACAAATTTTAGCATAGAAAAAATGAGAGCTAGAAGAGAAGCAAATAGGAAAACTCAAGAAGAAGAAAATAATAAAGCTACTGAACTTGTTACACAAGATATCTTTAATGAGATTTTTAATGCTAGATTAAATTTAGAAGAGAAGGGTTTGCAAAAAGATGTTGATGAAGCAGTCGAAGTGTATAATCTAAAAGAATCAAATGAAAAATTTCCTATATTAAAAAATGAAATTAAAGTACAAGAATTTAAAAAGAACGTAAATGCATCTGATAAAGTAGCGGCTGAATATAATAATGACAGAGCAGGAAAGTATTTTAAAGTTTTAAAACAAGAGTTTCCTTCTTTAAACAATAAACAACTAAGTGCTTTAGTTGGCAATCTTCATCACGAATCAAAAGGATTTACAAAATACAAAGAAGAGGGTGTAAAAATAGGTGGAAGAGGAGATGCTCAATGGACAGGAACAAGAAGAAGAGAATTTTTGGAGTTTTGTAAAGAGAAAGGTTTAGATCCTAAAACTTTTGAAGGTAGTTCTGCTTTTTTAGTACATGAATTAAAAAATAATACAACTCATGGATTTACTCCTAAGTTTATGGAGAAGTTTAACAATCCAAATTTAACTCTTCGAGAATTATCAAAAGAAATACAAGATCATTTTTTTAGACCAGGAAAAAATACACAGCATACTGAAGATAGATTTGTAGATACTAGTTATTATTTTAAGATACTAGAGGGGGTTAAAGAGGATAAAAATAAAACTGTTGAAAAAGTAAGACCACCTCTAACTAGACCTTCATCACCATTTTTTAATAGAAGAGGAGATACATAATGCAAGTAGATGGCATAAATTTTTTTGATAGACCTGTGCCTGGTGAATCACTAACAGTAGAGCCTAAAAGTAGACCTTATGAAAGACCACCTGAAATGTCAGATATGTCTGATGTGCTAGGATACTATTTAGATGTTATGTACTCTAAAGAATTTATTGATAATATTGTTCAATTGCTAGATGTAAAATGTCCTGTTGAAGTAATTGTTAACGCAATAACAATGCAGAATGTAATAGAGGGAAGACATAGTGTACATACACGTTTATTAATAAGTCCAATTTTGCATGAGTATTTAAAACTATTAGCTACGCAGGCAGATATAGAATACGTGGACAATCTAGATACTAGAGATATGTCAGTTGAAAATAGAAAGCAACAAAATAGTAGAGTAGCAAAAAGAATAGAATCAGAACTTTTACAAATTAAAGAGGGAAGTAAAGAGGACGATGGTGGTGTGGAGTTAATGCGACAAACTGCAAAAATGTTAGCTACAGATCAGGCAACTACAGAAAATATAATGCCATTAGGTTCTGATGAAATTGAACAAGAAGAACAAGAAGAACAAGAGATGGATGTATTAACTGAAGATGCCTTGATGGAAGAACTTCCCACACAAGGACTAATGGAAAAAAGAGGAGAGTAGTATGAGTTTGCCTGATCAAGAAGAACAAAAGAATTGGTATGAGCAATTAAAGAGTAAATTTACAACAGCAGATGCTGTGTGGTTAGCGGGTACAGGACTTATTGCTGCTTTGAATCCTAAAGGAATAAAAGGACAAGCTAAAGTTATAAAAGATGATCTTGAATTGTCTAAAAAAATGGGTGCTAATTTAGTTACGAATGCGAATAAAGTTATTTCACAAGAAACTTTACCTAAGATGGAAGAAGTTGAAAAGGAAAAAGCAGAGCTACTAGAATTTATTAATGCAGATTTACAAGGTTTTGGTGAAGGTGCATCGCCTGTAAGAAATCCTTTTATTATGGCTTTAGTTCAATCTGGTCCAGCTTATTGGAGAGCATTTAGAGATAAGTTGAAAAAACATAATCAATGGAGAACAAAAACAACAGCATCTGGTGGTGGTGGAATGCAAAGTTTAACTGCAGCAGAAATTGAAAGTGCGTTTGGAGATGGAACTAGTATTTTAGAAAGATATAAAGATGCTCCTACTGATGCTCTATCTATAGATCAATGGTCTGATTATATTGATAAAAGATATAAAGATTGGGAATCCTATATAGATAGAAGTGGTGCGTCAACTTCAGCAGAAGCAGGAATATTTGCAGAAATGTATGCTCCAAGTGTAGGTGCAATGTCAGAGAGAGATAGGCTATTAGCAATGTTGCCCGGTAGAAATGTAGGTAATGAATACTTCTCAATGGATGATTTATTTGCTATCAGTCAAAGTGCAACAGATTTTGGCATACCCTCTAATGAACTTATTCCTGTTGAAGGTGGGTACGATTTTAGAAGAACTGCTCCAAATCCTTTCTTTGATACAGTAGATGATATTTATATACCTGTTGTTAATGAAATGTTAAACACTATGTCAATTCCAAATTCAAAATTAAACAATGCAATTAAAGCTAATCCTAACGATGCTATTAATTATCCATTTCCAAATGAGAACAAATATTTGGGGGTGTTTGGCATGATGAAAAAGGAAAAAAATGATGGCTCTAGATGGTGGGAGCAACCACAAAAATTGCCGTGGAATGGTTCTATAGATAAAATAAAAGAACAAATGAGAATATTAGACGATAATGACGCAACGAATGCTCCTTATTATAAAGTTTTACAAAAAGCACTTGAGGTGGCTTCTAGTAATCCAATAATACCATTAATATATTCTCAAGCATATGCTAATAGGATAACAGACAGAAACCAAATTACAATTGAAAATAGAACAGGAGCAAACGATGACACGGGTGTTGTTGCTATAAATATAGATGTAGATTTTTCTGGAGACGATCTTAAAGCAATTTATCAAGATGTAAGAGATTCATTTCTCACTTATTTAGAAACTTATAAAAAAGATAATACTGATGAAAAGAGAACATCAGCATCAAGTGTATTAGATACTGCCCTTCGTTCTAGAATGGATAATGCATTTATGAGTCCAGAAACAATAGCTAGATTTCTAGAAGGAATGGGAGTAAGAGAATTGCCAGGAGGAGGATATACTTATGCAGGTTTACACGCAGATGATACTTTTAGTTTTTATGGCAACATTACAAGCGATAATACGACAACTCTATTTCAAATGACACTAGACCAAATTGTTAATGATGACATGTTTGGTACATACTTTAAAAGATAGAGAATTTCTAGGAGATATCTATGTGGAATATTAAAGAAGATAATAATGAAAATGAAGATGATTTTAAACCCATAACTGTGCCTGTTGATCCAATTGTAACAACAGGTGCAGGTGTAGAAGCTTGGTGGAGAAGACCTATAACTAATACAACTATTAATCAAATAAATAGTATTGATAGAGAAGAGTTAACAAACAATCCTGAACTACTCGATGGGATACGATCTATTTTAGAAGACGATGGATTTGGGCAATTAGCTTATGAGCTAACTCCTGATGATGCAGTAAAGAATTTTTATACGTGGGGCAGAAACTATGACAGTAGTGATATTGGATTTTTAAGAGAAGGTAAAAAGGCAATTAGTCTTTCTCGTAAAGCAAAGTTATATGAAGATCCAAATTTTGGACACGATAGAAAAAATGAATTAATTATAGAAAATGACAGAAAGCTAAGAAATTTTAATGCAGCTTTAGATCTTTGGGGTAAAGTTGATAATATTGCTGAATCTATGAAAAAGGGAAATTGGCAAGACGCTGTAGGTGGTGTATTTGAAAATACTCTTAATGTTTTAAATCCAGCAGAAAGTCCAACTACATACGGCCCGCAAATATTTGCTAGTTTAGGAAGAAAATTAATAACAAAACTAGGTGGAAAACAAACACTTAAATACATAGTAGGAGATGAGCTACAAGATCGCACCAAAGCTAGATTGATAAAAGAAGTAGGTTATTATTCTGCTGTTGATGGCATGTTAGGATTGGGAATTGATGCCTATGTGCAAAATGCATTTATGCAAGTTGGAAGACAAGATGAGTGGAACTATTATCAATCAGGTTTTACAGCATTAACAGGAATGGTAGCAGGAGGTGTTAGGCTACTTACTGAATTACCAAAAACAAAACCTATAGAGAAACATACATTTGGTTTTCCAGGTTTCTATACTAAGTTAGAAATGACAAAAGCAGAAAAAGCTATGGCTCATAGCAGACTTAATATTAGATCTAAAAAACTTAATGAGCTTTGGCAAAAAATGACTGAAGGTGGATCAGCCTTACTTAATCCAGCTAATAGTGAAAAGCATATAGATTTTATGCATTTCTTTTTAAATGGATATAAACATCCAACAGATCCATCTAAAAATGTTACAGGAATATTTGAAACATTGCATGATTCTTTAGGAGTTACATATCTACAAAACCTTAGAAATAAAAAGGGTGGTGGAGAATTTATGAAAAATTTAACATTTATGTTAAATGAAGTCATAGATAGTGATACCAAAAAAGAAATATCAAAGCAATTAAGAAATATGGATAAAGAAGGTCTTTGGAGAAAGTCTATTCTTGAGGGAGATCCCACAGTAAGAATTGATAATAGAACAAAAATGGATAGCTATTGGGATGTGCTATTAAAAACAATGGCACAAACAGCAAGTCGTGGTGGTAGAGAGCTTGGATTTTTTGGTAATTTTTCTAAAAAGTTTTACAACGATCCTGCTAAGAACATAGATGACACTTTAACTGATAAAGAATTTTTGTCCAAATGGAGAAAAGGAAAAGATTTTGGAAACTATTGGCAAATGAATTGGAAGAGAGCAGTTATTACAAACTTCACAACTAGTATATATAACTTAGGGGGATGGACAACTCAAAGTGCTGTTAATATAGGATCAGATGCAACTCTACTAGCATTACATTCTTGGGCATTGCCTGGAAAATTATTATATAATTATGCTAAAAAAGGTGTTACAGGAAATAAAGATATTAAACCTTTGGCTGATGCTCTTCAAACTTCTAAGAATTTATTTTTTAATACTAAGGCTAGATTAGGTGCTTTAGCAAATCCTAATGCAACATCTGAGTTAGCGAAAAAGTTTTTGTTTTTAGATCCTAAAAGTGCAGAAGTCTTAAATAAGTACATTGGTGGTGGATTTGAAGCAGGCATGGACTTAGCTGCAGTTGCTAAAAAAATAGGAAGTGTAAAAATTGAAACAGTAGATGGAGTAAGAAAAGTTGTTCCTAAAATTACTACTACGATTAAAGCTACAGAAGATGTGTTGGCTCTAGGACGAGTATTAATGATGACTGATTTAATTGATAATTTTACTAAATCACAATCTTTTATTGTTAATCTTGACAGATCATTAAGAGAACTAATGCCAGGACAGAATAAGATTTTAGGAGATACTAAAGGATTAAAAGCTTTTGTAAACTTACCAAAAGAAGATTTGCAAGCTGCTCTTAAAGGCGATTACTTTTTTGAAGCAATGAGTAAGGCAATAAAAACAACACAAGAAGATATTTATTCTAAACCTTATAGTTTAAAAGGAGAAGAATGGATGTATGGTATAGCTGACTCTTGGTTTGGTAGGAATGTACCAGGTGTAAAACTCGTAGGTGATGCAAGTCAAACTACCATGACATTTTTGACAAAGTTCATAGAAGAAATTGGAAATGTTCCTGTATTAGGCGTTTATTTTCCTTTTGGTAGATTTTTTAACAACATGACTGCATTTACTTGGGATGCTATGGGTGGTGGTTCACCAGCTATGTTAATTGAATTAATGAAAACAGGCAATGTAAGTTTACAAACACAAAGAAGAAATGCCAAAATGATATGGACAGGGGGTGCAGGTGTAACTATTGCAGGTGTTACTAGTGCATTTGGTAGTGAAGATGGTGTATTACAAAAAACAGATGTTTTCAATAAGGAATGGCAAGAAGAATTTTTTCAAGGGTATGATGAAAGCACTTGGGCAGACAAAGCACAAGAACTTTACGATGCTATCTCTATATTAGATGGATCAAAAACAATAGAAATTCTAGGAGATGTAGCAAAAGATTATGCAATGCTACCGGGTGAAATGGTAATGAAAGGATTGACGGACTATTCCTTATTGTCACAATGTATTGCAGAAGATCAAAAGAAATTAAAACTAGGTTTATCTTGGGATGAAGCCATTTATAATGGTAAACCTATTAATATAAGATATCATTTTCCTTTATCTCAATGTTTTGCTACAGCAAGAGCTTACAATGTGATAAATTCAACAAATGAAGATGGTAGTCGTGGTAGGCTAGATCGTGAAATGAAAAGAGATTTAGCAGAACAATATGCTATAGGATCTGCTACTAGACAATTAGGAGCAGCTGGAAATGTAATGAATCTTTTATTTAGATTTATAGATGGGGATTTTGAATCTGTAAGTGATGCTTTATCTATTTTAGGTAGAAATACTGTTCAACAATATATTTCAGGTAGTACGAGAGTCTTATCGCCATTTCAAACAATAGTTGATGGAATCCAAACTGACCCTGACAATGGAATGAAATTAAATGTTCCTGATAAAGCATCATTAGAAGCTCTTGTTTGGAACTCTAGTAGATATTTTAGAAACATTTTTGATGCATTAGGAATGAATGTTTTGAATATCTCAGAAAAACTTGATCCTAGTAAAGTTATTCCTGAAAGTAGTATGACTAGAGATGCGGGACTTGATCCAACAAAATCTACTTACTCTGTGATGGGAGATCTATTTGGAACTAAAGGTATTGCACCTAAAAGTAGTTTTGAACTATTACTATCCAAAGCTAACATGGCAACATACCCAATAAATAGACCAAAAGCACCAGGACATGAACATGTTTTACATAATATTATAGCACCTATACTAGAGGATAGATCTTTCTCATTAAGAAATAGCAAAGAGTTTATAAATGCATCTATAACAGAACGAAAGGTTATGGTAGCATCTATGTTAAGAGATGCCAAAAAAGATTTAGATGATTCTATATTTGGTGGTTTAGTTAACACTAACATAAAAATACCCGGAATAAAGGGCAATTCAGACATGACTTCTTTTCTAAGAAAAGTAAGACAAATTCAAAAGGTTGCTGAACTAAGCAAAAAAGACAGACGAGCTGCAATTACATCACTAAATGCAAAACTAGGAGAAGGACATCCTTTAATACTAGATCCTACTACACATCCTAGAGATTTGTATAAAATAATACAAGGGGGTGGTGTTTATGCAGATCAAAATTACTTAATGCTTTTATTGGAAGAGCATAGGAAATTAACAAAAAGTAAAAAAGAGAGTGGAACAAAGTCAAATTTAAATTTAAATAAAGTCATTAGAGAATCTACAGGTGAAGTGTTTGATGAATGGGGGAATATTGAACCATTAGTTAGATAAAAAAAAAGGGAGCAGTAAATTAATACCACCCCCTTGAGTTGACCACACAGCTACAGTCTATAAAGCGACTAACCTAACTCCTAATATATAACAATCTTTCTAATTTGTCAAGTAGTTTTTTTAATTCTTTTAAAATTAATTTTATTTCTTCTACATTGTTTTTATTATCTTTTCGATTGTCTATCCAAGCGTTTGCTTCTTCTTCTATTTTCATGGTTTTTTACCCTCTCCAACTGCTCAAAGTAAGCCATGTTAAATCCTCTCTGCCATTCTTTATTTCTATAAGTATCTTCATTGAATGGATTTGTTATATTACCTTTGTAAAAATCTTTTTTACCTTTATCAATAATGTTCATCTTTGAAATCCTTTAAATATTTATATGCTCTCCAAATATTGTTAGGGTTATCTCCCAATAAACCTAGACTAGTATTACAGTTATGGCATAACCAACCTCTAAACATTTTTTTCTCGTGATCATGGTCAACACAAAATGCCGCTTTCCTATTGGATTCTCTTAAAGCTATATCTTCAATCGTTCTTAAACATATTGGACAAGAGTAAGTGTCATCAATCTTTGGGGCAGACTGTTTTATTATTCTACGTATACGTTGTAACTCTCTTATACATTTTTTACATTCTGGTCTTCTCCATGTATTAACTCCACTATGCCAATCATATTCTTCCAAAAGAAAATACTTATTACATCTTGTGCAAGTTTTACCTTCTTTGTCATTCTTGTCAGAACTTTTAAATAGGTTGTATTGCATTTAAGCACCAATATCAACAACTTCACATGAATCTCCACTACAAGCAAATGTCTGACTAGAAGAGGTAGTATCCTCTTTCTCAAAGTCCTTTAACAAGCTCCAATCTATTTTAGATGGGGCTTTTTTTATTGCTTCTTCATATTCTTCTTTAGTGCATTCACTATAGGGTGCTTGTTGATATACATGATCATCTTTAGGAAAGAAAGACACACCTGACATTTCATCAAAGTGTTTGTAAACAAATGCTCCAACCTCTGCCCACTCGTGATCTCTAACATAAACAGAACAACTAGGCTTGTGTTCACACCAATGCCTTTGATACGTTAGCCATAGCTCTAGCTGATCTATTGCAGACATGTTAGATGCAGTTGTAGATGTGCGAGGTGATTTAAATGGAAAACTAAATACAGTATTCTCATTTGGTTTGCTTACACATGGCTCACTAGGAACACCTTGCTCTTTCATAAACTGTGTAAGTGGATCGTGATTGCTACCTCTTACAGTTCTTATGTAATATTCTGAATATCTAGGATGTATTCCACTAGCTGAATCACAAAGTTGAGATACTGTACCACTAGGCTTAACACAAGTAATTGCAGTTGATTGTGGTATACCGAACTTATCAGCATAAACTTTGTTCGTATCTATAGCTACTTGCTTTAACTCACGTAACACATCTTTTAAGTCATATGTAGAACTAGTCAATCCATTATCCATAATGCCTGTAAGACTAACACCTAACAATCTTTCTTCTTCTGTGTTGTCTTTCCACACTTTTCTTAAATAAGGGAACTTAGTCAATGTCGCCTGTGCAGTACCTAGAATCGTTGCTAATCGCACCTTTCTCGCTAGGTCATCAGAGGTATCTTTATCACGAACTACCACTTCTGTGAGGTTACAGAACTGATATGGACGCAGTATGATCTCAGAGCATGGGTTACACCCAAAATCTATGTCTGATGTGCGTCTTCCATTCTTCTCAGCTTGTTTTTGAGCTGCAACTCTATTGAATATACCACGTTCACCTGATCTAGACTCAACTAACGATGTCCATTCACGTAAGAATGTAGCACCATCAGGCTTGTCTGTGTAAACAACACTATTATTAGCCATGCTCATGTGTGGTGCAGTTTTCCAAAACTCACCTGACTTGGCATGACGCATTCTTATATCAGATAAATTAGACAAACTAATCATAGCTGACCGGCGTACTCCACCTGATACAACCACATCACCAACTTTACACATAAGACTATGACACTCATATGAATTAAGCTTGCGTCCTCTAGCATTCTCAAATGTATTGATAGCAAATTGAAACAGTTGCACTAGTGGTCCGGGTCCAGATGCAGTACCACCAAATACTTTTAACCTAGATCCCGCAGGACGCACCTTTGACACATCGTAAGTGGGTATTTCACCAGCATAAAGAAGAGATATCAACACACGCAAAGATTTTGCCCAACCTTCCTTGCTATCTTTTACTTTAATACATGTATCTGACTTATATAATTTATCAGGAACTTCAGGTAACTTTTCTACATACTTTCTCTCAACACTAAAGCCAACACCTGTGCCACACAACAGTATGTACATAGCTTCATCAAATGATTTAGGATCATCAACAGGCAAGTAAGCACAGTTGTATCCCGCAGTATTATCTCTTTCAAGTGCATCACCCGCAGTCATTAATGCTCTCATAGATGGCATTACCTGTAGGCTATGTATCGCTTCCCACAGATATCCTTTAGTAGCATTATCAATATTAATTTTGCTACATAAGTAATCCATGTACCTTGATACTGTTTCTGTCCACGTTTCTCTTCTGTTTTCTTCAGCAATCCATCTTGCATAGCGAGAAACAGCTATGAAGTTTTGGTAATCAGTTGGTAGTGCGTTTGTCATGTGTCACCTTTATACTTTTAATTTCAATTCCATCAACATCAAAGATTAAATCCTCAATGGTGCTTTGTACAGCATCCTCAATGCCATCATCAATAGGTAGTATATTCTCTTCCTCATCAATGTCAAGCATTAAGAATACTTTAATTTTCATCTACTTCCTCAATCATTCTTTGTAGATAAAATAATGCTTTGCGTAAATCCTCTTTTCCATTCTTGTATCTATATCGCCACAGATATTTTAATATGTTGCCTTGTAAGTAATACTGATACCCCTTTCCTGTTGCGGCTCGTATTGCATCTAGACACTCTATACCATGTTGATTATAGTGAGGTGGATTATTAACCATGTCCTGTAAAGGATCTTGGGGGTCGTTTTCTACATATGCTCCATTAAATTCTTCTATGGTCATTATACTTGCCCCCAATTTACTTTTATTACATTGCCCTCTTTAGCTATGATTTTAGGATCTTTTGAAACTTTAGATTCTAAGTTATCATATTTATTTAATTGATTATTCACTTCATTTGATTCTATTTGTTTTCTATAATCATATACTTGCTGTAAAAAGTTTTGATCATCTTCCATCATGGTAACACAAGTAGACATAAGCGACATCATATTTAATATAGTATTGTTAGTTTCATTATCATATTTATTACTTTCGTCATAATACGTATGAATATCAACATTGCCACTCCATTTACCATCTTTATTATCTTTAGTAGATATAATTAATGCAAAATCATCTTTCCCTATTTGATACATTTTTTCTCCTTTAACCATTTAAGAGGGATAATCCTCGTTGCATATTTAAATTCATTCTTTTCACACCACATACCATAGGTAGTCTTGCTCCCTTTGTATAACTTACTTTTCTCATTTGTAAAGACAAATCTAATATCTAATTCAGGGTGTTGCTTTTTTACCTCAATATGTTTTCTTCTATCTTCACTAGTGAACAGACCTTTTGTTTCAATTATAATTCCATTGTCTAAAACAAAGTCTGGAGTGTAAACTCTAAAACGAACATCTGTCCACTTAATTTTGAACTCTTCGTAGCGAACACAGGATTCGTGTTGCTGAATAAACTCTGCAACTTTTTCCTCTAGTCCACTACGATATTTTCTTTTGTTGTGTCTTCTTTTCCTCATGCTAAATGAACATATTCAACAATGGGTGGTTCTTTAGCCTGTGACACTTTAGATGGCAACTCTTGTATATTATCCCAACATTCGTGCTTATACTTACAGAAATGACATTCCTTACCTAGATATTTGTTTCCTGAAGGTTTGCCCCTATAAGTTTCATCTACTGCATCAAAGCATCTTTCAAATGGCTTATCTTTATTAATATAGTTAATAGTATCTTTTACTTTGTTGAGGACTTCTTTTTTATCCATCTCACTAGCAGATACATATTTAAATTCTCCATTGGCTTTATTTATTACCCACCAACCACCAACATCTTTTCCTGTTGCTTCTGAGTATATAGCTAATTGGGGTATGTAACCAAAAGAATCAGACTTTTTTAGATCGTGATAATTACTAAATTTATACTTGTATGACCAATTCGATGCAGATTTTATATCATCTACTTTATCATTAAGTATTAAATCATATTCACCTGTAATTTTTTGACCATCAATGTCTACATCAATATTGCCTGTATCTTTGAAATCAACTTTCATAGCTCGTAAAATGCCTTTAAATATAGCTTCTACTACATCTCCTAAAAACATGTTAATTACAAAATTAGATGGGAGTTCAGACGCTTGGCTAGGCTTATTTTTATCAAACCATAGTTGGCACTTAGGTCTACCCAAGTTTGATGGTCTAAGCCTAAACTCTTGTCTTGACTCCCCTGCAAACTGTCGGTGCAAGGCATCTCTAATATCATTAACAACAGTTTCAATAGTTTCACTATCCATTTTCTTTTTGTTGCTAATGATATCTTTGAGATACGATTGTGCCAACAGTTCTACAGGGTGATTCATTAGTGATCCACCTCTATTTCAGGTAACTCTGACTCGCCTAAGATCGAATCAACAGTTTCCATGTCGTCCATAGACATGTCATTACCTTTCTTCTCATTAAAACTAGTAAGAACGTAGCTATTGTAATTGCCAATCCAATCTAAGAAAGATTGTAAAGTTTCAGCATCTTCAGGACTTACATCCATAGCTTTACTATCTAACTTTGTAAGTACTGTGAAGTACTTAGCTCCTGTTGCAATTTCTTGAGGCTCTGTTGTGAAGTCAATCAGATGCTGAATCGGTAAGTGCTTACGTTTTGAAAGAGCATTGAAAGGTTCACCTGATGTTTTGAAACTAGTTCTATTATCAATTTCAAATATAACAGGTATGTCCTTATCCACATTAGTTAATTTTTTACCTGTTTCATCAACTACACTCTCTAACGTAGCCAATCCAAATATAACTCGCACTCTCTTAATAGTTTTAATTAACTTCTGCATATCTTCACTTAATGCTTTGAAGTCTTTGATGTATCCTGCGGGTTTACCACAATTGAATCCACCATGTGTGTCTTTCATGTCACTATTAAGATTGTCAGACATTACTGTTTTAACATAATAGCCTGGATTATCTGAATCAGTTCCTTGCACATATTTCTTATACATAAACCTTTGCATGAAAGGTCTTATGGTCATCTTAGGACTATAAAGAAGACTTTCGTCAGGCATCTGAATACAATATGAACCTGCCTTTACAACAACAGTTTCTGTATCCTCACCATCTATCTTCTTGATCCCCATAATTGGACTATGAATTATCTTAACTCTAGCCAATATTGATGTCTTTGTTTCGGAGTCTTCTGTGCTACCATCAACTCCCATAAGTTTAGACATTGCAGCATAATTGCCTACATTATCTTTAGTTATTAAGTTTGTTTCTGTCATTTATTCCTCACTTTCTGACATAATGAACTTACAGTTATACACTAAATTTCTCTCGTGTCAAGCCAATTCTTTCCTATTTTTGCTTCTAATAGTAAAGGTACATTAAAATCAATATCGTAGTATTGGTGGATGATGTCGTGCAGATTTTGATTTAGGTGTGCTACTGCCGCTATCACTTCATCCACCTCATTAGGATGCACATCGACTACTATCGAATCATGCACAGTATTTACCAGACAACTATAGTGCTTGTCAAGTAATTTTTCAAATTCCAACAAAATAATTGGAACTATACATCCTGTGGCAAAACCTTGAACAGGATAATTCTTTATCATAGTAAAGAATGTTACACTACCATTGGGTCGTCTTTCAACTTGTGGAAATTCATATTGTCTACCTGATGGTATCGTAATTCTTTTTGTAGACATAACCTCATCTGCCAAAGATTTATGCCAATTAAATATTCCCTTATACTTCTCATTAAAGTGTCTATAATATTCTGCTTCCGCTTTCGTTCTGCCATATCCACTTGCCCCGTAAAGCGGAGCGAATGTATGCATCTTAGCTACCTGACGGCTCGTAGGCTGTCCCGCATCAGATATAATCTTAGCAGTATAACTATGCACATCGAAACCTGTTTTTACCTCTTCCATAGCCACCTTATCCTGTGACAAATATGCCGCCACTCTAAACTCCAATTGAGCAAAATCAGCTTCTAGTATCTGTCCATTTTCAAAACGTGAAACAAATACTTTCTTAACAGGAAATGTGCCACCTCGCGGCATGTTTTGCATGTTAGGACTTCTACCACTAAATCTTCCTGTAGATGTAATGTGTTGCGTTAATCCCACATGTAAGAAACCATCAGGTTTTGTAAATGTTTTAATACCATGAACAAATGCAGACAAGTATGAATCTAAAGCAGATAGCCTTTTCACATTAGCTATAAACTTAGCTTGTGGAATCAAGTTATTCGCTGTTGCTTGATTCTGTAACACATCAAGATCACCTTTTGCAGTAGAAAAACCATTAGCACTCACCCAAGATTTATTTGTAGGTTTGAATCGTAGCCCTGCGATAGATTGGGATGGTATCAATAGAAACCCCTCACCTAAACACTTCTTACAAATATTAGGTTTCTTAAATAGAGTACCATCTTTCCTAGTTTTGTATATCCTTTTGTCGCCCTTACACTCATCACATTGTATAGCTTTAGTTTTATACATAGGAACAGTATTCTGCTCCACACATTGATTAAAAGCTTTCTTGTCTTTAATAAAGTGAAACAGTTCTTCTCCCCATACTTTCTTATCAATAACTTTTCTACTGTAGATAACTTGTGATAATTGTTCAGGACTATTCAAATTAATAGGGGTATCTCCCATTAACACTTTCATTTGATCGGACAACTCAAATATTATATTTGTCTTTTCCTGTTCAAACTCGTTTCGCACTTTCTCTAGTTCCATCTCGTCAACTTTCATGCCATTCATGTACATGCGAGTTAATGTCTTGCAGACTTTATTCTTAATATCTAAGACTTTACGCAAAGATTGATTCTCTTGGTCTTGATATCTTTTAAACAATGCCCAATACAGACAACGAGTTACTCGTATATCATCTTTCAAGTAACTACTTAATTCAGCATGTGGTATATCCCTAGTCGTGTAACCTTTTTTAAAATACTCTTTTAGTATTCCTGACTTACCCTGTGGCAATTCGTATCTCTCTGCACACTTCTCCAAAGACAGACCCTTTTTCATTCCTCTACATAAGACATACTCAGCTAACATCGTGTCATATATATCACAATCAAAATTGAATCCACAATTCCACAACCATTGTAAATCATGTTGAGCATTATGCATGATCAATAATGATGCATCTTCAAGTAGACGCTTTAATTTACTAGTGCCATCAGGTTGCTTCTCAGCATGGTCAAAGGTAAATACAATTGGCTCACCATTACCATTTGCATCCCCAACACCCACCATTGTTAAAGTATTAGTTGGTTCATATGGATCAAGGTGTAGCTTGCCATCTCTTGTAATTACTGTGTTTTCTACATCAACTACTAATTTCATTTTATGCTCCTAATATGTCATGTGACATTTCACTATGGTACATAGTGTGATTTTTCTTTATCTAATCGACAAGTAATACTTCCATGCCAACCATTTAATTTATTTTTAGAAACCACAATATGTCTTATATCACTTTCCTCTTCCCCTTCTAGTGGTGGATCTTTAGATAAAAGTAACATCAAATCTGTTTCAGCCGCCTTACCTGTCTTAGACCCTTCAAGCATAGATTGATTAGGTGTGACTCTGCCCTCTGCTTCCGCAGACAATTGGCTCATCCATATTACAGCACAGCCATATATCTTTGCCATGTTTCTAGCATGAATAGCGGCATCTTTTAAATACACATCTGATTTGTCACTACTTCTTACTGCAAATTTATCTCCCATGTCTAGCACAACAATGTCAGGTTTACTTGCTTTAATGGTAAGCTCCACCCAATTCATATCATTGCCTGTGCAATCTAGAATACTTAGTCTATTTCTAACTTCCTTATATAGCAAACCTGCCTTTGCAGGATTATTCTTAATATCACGTAATGTCATACCTGTTGCCGCAGTTAAGTATCTAGAGCCTACCCTATGATATGCTTCTTCATTTGTCAATACTATGCATCTAGCACCTTGACTAACGAATCCACCAGGACCTGCTATAACTGATGCTTGGAAAGATGTTTTTCCTGTGTTAGGTCTTGCACCAATCATAACTAAGTGACCATCGCTGATGCCCTCAATCTTATCTTTAAGAGTAGGTAAATTGAATTTCCATTTAGCTTCTAGGTCATTGAGTCTTAAAAGTGTTTCAATACTAATATCTTCCCAATCAATCTGGATGTTAGGTAGAAAGTTATCATTGTGCTTTTCAATCATTCTTCGCAATGGCTCAAGTGAAGTAGTAGAACCATTCACATAATCAAAACCAATATTGGCTATCTCCTCTCCAAGTGACTGTCTAAATAAGCTAGATAGAACATCACTAGCTATTTCACTATTCATAGGTTGTTGTTTCTCAAGTTTTGCAAAGAGTCCATTGTATACTTGCCTATTGGAAGTAGTCATAGTTGGATTGTTAGCATTAAATAATGCTTGCAACTCATCAACAGACAAACTCTTCTCGTATTTTTTCATTGCGTAATCCAAGACTTGCTTAATCTTGACCACATCTTTTGAAAAAATCTTATCTGGTGATTTAACACCCTTATGTTCTGTGTAAAAATCTCTATCCATGAGAGATCGTATCAATGCCAACTCTGTCATATTAAAACCTTTTTCAACCTTTCTATATCTTGCACTCTCCTATATTTTATATCATCTGTCAAGTTAAATGCAATAGTATTTGCAACAAAATTTCTTATTTCCTTCGTGTAAGCAATTGTCTTCTTCTTAGCATCAGGATCAAGAGCAACTACTATTGTATCATAGTTACACAAAAATTCCTTGTGCTTGTGATTTAATGATGTGCCTAATATAGCCACCCCATCTGTTTCAGGTATCGTATCGTAAATTACTAAAGCAGACAAAACATCCTCAACGATAATTGCTTTCTTTCTCTTTGAGAGAGAATGTTGAACATAAAAATCTGCCCTGCCACTATATCTAAGCCACTTAGGATTCTTACCATTTAAACTTCTACCAATAGCATCAATCAAATTACCCCTACCATCTCTAATTGGAAAAACAACACGATCATCTTTAACATCATACATAATATATGCAGATGAAAGATTTTTTAGCAATCCCCATCGTGACATAAATGCCTTGATGATAGGTTTGCTTATGTCGTGAGTAACATAGTCAGGCATTCTAAATGTTTCTGTTACATTTTCAACAGTTTTCGATTTATTTACCAAGTTATATATATCCTCACGATTAAGACCAATATTATTTTTACCTTTTAATTCACAAGATAAACGATAACAATTGTAAAGAACTGTTCCATCCACCTTAGATGCAGTAAAAGTATTTTTACCTTTACATGAAGGGCAATCACTTCTAATGCTATCTCCCTCACATATCTGTAATTCACTTATATATGTATTAATAAACATTTAAATGTTCCACTTAGATGATATTTACAATAATATTGCATTAACTTTTTCATTTGTCAAGACCCTCCCATAAATTAATATAAAGACTGTCGCTTAGATAACGCACTTTTTGATGAATTGAGTGTGTGTTTCACATAAGGAGTCACAGATTGCACATTTTGATGCCCACTCACAGACATTATTTGTGTTATGTCCACACCAGACTCCACCATCTCTGTAATCCCTGTTCTACGCATGTCCATTATCTGTAACTCACTAGGAAGACCACAAGCATCCTTTATCTGATTTGCAAAGGCAGACACTTGTGTTGAACTATAAGGTCTGTAGCCCCCTTTAAATGGCTTTACAGAGGGTGCAACATATTCTTGAAAACCAAAATCATCTTTTTGCTTACGTAACATCCTAGCTAAATTGTCTGATATGGGCAAAAAAACCTCTGCTCTCCTCTTGGATTGCTCTAATGTAAGCAATTGCTCGTCTAAATTAACGCTGACCCACTTTAAAGTTCGCATATCCCCCACCCTCTGACACCATTCGTATGCCATATGAGATATCAATCCAATATTTCTCCATTTCCACTTGCTATAAGCCATATCTAGAAACATTCTGACCTGATCTTGTGTCCACATTACCTTTCTAGGCAACTCCTTTTGTTTTTCGATCCCAATGAGAGGGTTTGATGGGATAATATCATACTCAATTGCTACATTAAGCACTTTTCTTAGCACAGAGTGTGTTATATTAGCAGTTCTCACCCCACGTTGTAGCCATTTTTCATATGCAACCTTGATATCTGCCCTAGATAACTGTCCTAGCTTAATATTTTGCAATGTTTTGCTACCAACCCTAGTCATCAACGCAGATTGCACTAAATTTCTGTAATCTCTCTTCGTTTGCTCACGTAACTTGTTGAAACTGTGTGTTGTTTGGTAAAATCTAAATAAAGCATAAACTGTGCTTTTGTCAGTTGGTATTTTACTAGAAATTTGTCTTTTCTTCCACTCTTCTAGCTTTTTATTCTGTTCTTCTATCAACTGAAATGATTTCCACCTCTCAGCTTCGCATCTCATAGGATGTACGATGCCCAATGCTACAACATTCATCGGTGGATTGTATTCCCACCACTTACTTCCATCAGAATCACGTACTACCCTTACATGTTTTGGTATTTTCTTATTCATAATCTCTCCTTTTTAACATGTCACATGACATTTCACTATTGTACTTTATAAACTGTGAGTACATCTGTATCTGCACCTCCAATATTTGCTTTATCATAAAAATCTATAACATTATCTGCTGCAATTGTCAATATATGTTCAGCATTTTCTGAATGATGCACATACATACTCATCAGAGCATAGATAGTAGACAATATATCTTCCTCATCCATGTTCTTAGGCAGAATTGCACCTATAGTTTCCATCATTTTAGCAAAGACAACAGGATTTTTTATATGTTCATACCTATTCATAAGCTATCTCCTCACCATACTTAAATTTATTCCTTTTATAAGGTTTCTTCTTCCCTTTTTTAGGTGGCACAACTTGTGGTGACTTCCGATCAGTTAACATAGCCTTTGCGATTGGATTCACACGCACTATTTTTAATTTTTTCATCGTTCTCTCCACATATTGTAACTCGTGGGTAGTTCCACATACTGACAAATCGTTTTTCAATATGTAGCTCCCACAAATAAGCGATTACTATAATAAATAGTAAACTCTTCCACCTATTTACTGTCCATAAAACCATCGTCAACTGCCATGTCAAGCTTGAACTCCTCACTAATCTTAGCTTTAGTTCTACTTAAATGAGTAAAGATTGCAGATACAAGTTCAGGATGTCTTTGCAATATCTCTACACGATCAGGAGCTAGAGCTTGTGAATCATACTTTAATTCATACTCTTCCCTAATTTTTAATATCGCAGTTTGTAAATAATAATCTATTAATAATTTATCTTTATCGTATTTCATTCGTAAACTCTCCCATACTTATATGCTATTTGATTTCTATTCTTCATCAGAACATCCCTAACAAAGTCTGCAACCTTTTGAGTTTCAGCTACTGTCAAGCCACTTAGTGTGACCTTGAATGCTTCAGATAAATCTCCAACCATATCAACTTGTTCAAGCGTGAACTTTATGTTTTTTACTGTCATTGTATACCTCTAACCATTTAGGATCGTAAGACTTCCTGTTCTCACCTATGTACTCATGTGAGTAACAGATGCGTTTCTTTTCTAGTGGAAAGTGATGCCAACTCTTACTGTTGCCACTCTTTGATCTGTCCACCAAGTTTGTAGCAGTTGGTCGCCATAATGGTGACTTCTGCCTATACTCGCCCATGCGTATGTGACTAGTCTTAGAGAAATATCGCAAGCCTTGTTCAATGTGCATGTCAGCAATCGTATCAGATAATCGTGTACCTAAACCAATACCTTGAAAGTCAGGTAGACATACTGTCCTACACTCTCGCCACTTCATGCGAATGTCACCCTCATATAAACCTGGTGTCCGACCGGGTAGACAGATAGATGATGCGAATGCTACAAGTTCATCTCCCCACTTAGCTATCCATGAACGAGTAGCATGTGGTAGCTTGTGATTTAGATAGTGATGGTTCTTAAACATTTCCCATTTGTCTCGCTGACATCTGTAAATACTAAGCTCAATTGTGGGTCTGACCCATCGCCTTTGTGACCCCCTCGACACAAGCTGTTTTGTGTCTGTGTTATATACCCAATCTGGCTCAAGCCATTCAATGATGTCATCATGGCACGATGCAAATACAATGTGCGATAGTCCTTGCTTACGTATGTACTTAGCCACACTAGAACTGCATGACTTAGCCACATTACGATTGACTACTGATGTGAACTCATCAATGACTGCACCATAACTTAACTTACGTGCCAAGTCCGCTCTGAACCCCTCACCATTTGATACGACATGTCTAGGTTTTGCCCATGTAGGCACACTATTCAAGCCAACTGCACTCAATCTCTCAATGGCATTGTCTACATCACCAAAATGACTAGCGATTGACATATCTTTGACCCATACAGGTTTGTATTCCTCACCAAACTGTTTCAAGATTGATGATTTACCTGACCCACTTGATCCTACGATCAAACCTATGTTGAACTCTAATGGATTGCCATTGTCATAGGTCATTATCTGATCATGTAAGTTAGGCACTTCAAATGACGTTGTATAAGTATCGCCCTCGTGATCATGGAATAGATCAAAGAGTTTGTATATCTTTTTGTCTACATCGGTAGCTTGTATGCTACTCGTTAGTATCTCACCCATATTCTTTCTCCTGTGCATAATCCCAAACTCGTATAAATTTTTCTAGCCACAATAACTGTGTTGCATTGAACCTACCCTCTTCGTGAAAGTATCTCTCTTCAAACGCACAACTCAAAGGCTGAACTCCTTGCTCATCTCCCCACTTGTTGTATAGGGTAGTTAACTTATCTAATGTTATCATCGTGATTGCTCCTCAAATTTATGTTCCAACAACTTATCTATAACATTATCTAGCTGATTAATCAATAGGTTGTTGCCCATACTAGCCACTTGTTCAATGAGATCTTGTGTGCTTGTCACCATAATCTCATCATTGATTTGCTCTCTTAAAGCATCATTGTGTATATTACTCATTTAAGTTTACCTCTTCCTCTTCTGTCCATTCTTCAAATTCATCATCAATTTCTTTTTTGCTTGCAGACAATAACCACTTCCAATGATTAGGGGGAACTGATTTTTGATTACACAAAATACAAAATTCTGCTTTTTTAATGGTAATAATCATCTCTGTCCTCTCTCATATCTAATTAGTCAAAGCCTTGAACTGTGGTGAAGATACCCACTTAGACACTTCTTCCTCTCGTTTCCACATGGTCACAGCCTTTGTGTCCTTGCCTGTGTTTCTCTCCTTGAAACCATTACGTTCATCTGCGTATGTACTGTAATTGGTGAACGCACTATACAAGGCATAAAGGTTACGTCCTCTCTTTTGCACCTCTGCATTGTATAGATTGAACATTCTGTCTGCCTTGCGTTCAGACTTCAGCACATTTTCAAGAAGATACTTAACACTTTCATCTGACACCTTTGCACTCGCCCAATCTTGTAACTTCGTAGTGTGTCGTCTGAAATCAAAGTCCATGTTCTCAATGTCACGTAAGAAATCATTCATGCGAAAGCCACTTGTGTTCTTCTTACGCACCTTGTCATGCTCACCCATAATCTGACCATTCGTGCAGAAGAAATCAATCGTACCGAAATACACTTGATTAGAACACAAACCATCTACACCATGTAATGCTATGATACGCAAACCCACATCTTGTGCCATCTTATCTGTCGTGATGGTAGTCTTAGTCGTGGGAAAGGTAAGGTCTAACATCATAAATGCATTGTTCCTAGCAGTTGATATCCTCATATCCATATTGTGAACATCATCATCTGATAACTTGTCAAACAATGGTTGAGCAAAACTGTTAGTGAACTCTTGATGTGAGCCACAATGAAAGTTGCTACCCACAATGCCTAGCACCTCACCTGTCACACTATTAACTGCATACTTTTTGTCATGCATACGTGACGTTTCATAGTGTGTACCAAACTGTAAATAGTCAGGTAAATCAATAATATTTGTAAAATCTAAAGCCATAATTTTTTTCTCCTCTTTATGACGTTGCTTATGTAAATAGTTATACCACGATTACTCATATTAGTCAAGTGAACGAGGTACATATAGGTAATTATGATTGAGCCACTTGTGTGCGTCATGCAAGTTCTCAAAGATATGGGGTAAGTATTGTATCAACCCATCCCAATTTCTTCTAGAGATACTCCAAGATGATTTAAATTTTTTGACTTGCACCATCTTAATCTGCTCCATTGACCACTCCATACTTGTGTAACCAACTTGCTTTTCATGTATCACTACTTTAGCAGTATTGACTAACCCATCAATCAACTTGTCAGAGATATATGGATACTTCTCTACATCAAACAAATAATCCATTGCATACAGTAGATTTTGTTTTGCATCTTGAATATCCCACGATGTAGCATATCGCATTTCATCTACTAACTTGTGACCTAATGGCTGACGATTAATTTTGTAATCGACACGTTGCAAGATCATAAAGATATCTACCTCGTTGAGCTTGCGTTGATGTGCGAGGGTAGACCTCACACACCGATTGATACGTTCTAAATGAGGAGTCACGATGCCACCTTTACGTTCTTGCCTTCGCTAATGGATGCATGTTTTTCCATTTCAGTCAATCTGTCTTTTAGATTTTTGAAATGATGTGACTTGAACTGATCTGGATTTATATTCATCAATGGTGATCTACCCATCAACCATTGTGCTTGTCTAAGATTGAAGAGAGCTTGCTCCTTCTTAGATTTGTTGGGATGTGCATAGATTTTGCAAAGACGATTTTCAATCCACTTGATCTGCCCCTCTCTCTTACATAAGTCTTTTGCAATCTCTTTACGAGTCATCTTTTGCTCAAGACCTCTGATTACCTCTGGCATAGCCATAGCATAATCTTCTTCCCCCGGTTTTCTAACACGAGTCCAATCATATGCACCTTCTTCACGCATCTTATTGGTAATTTTTTTGTCGCTTTCAGTTACTACTGATTTAATGGTAAAAGTCATAATGACCTCCTATATTTTTGATTGTTGCTGTTTGGTTTGAAATGTCATCGTGACATCTCTAATTATTAATATAACACATCTGTTAATGTAAGTAAAGCCCACCCCCTTTCATGTAAAGCCACTTCCCCTCTTCGTCCTCATTGAGTAGGATTGGTGAAGTTGTTTCTATCCATACTTTTGCACCACAAGATAATGGTTTGTCTGGTGAATAAATCACTTCGCTATCCCCCAAAATTTTTATCTTGTGAGCATATGTATTGGTCTTGCCCCTCTTAATTGTCAACACAGGATTGTTTTCTCCTGTCTTGGCATTTGCTCGTATCACATGCTGATTAACGTGAATGCGTTTCTTTGTTTGTCTCATTTTAACTCCTCACCATAAAAAACTTTTATTTGAAATGAAAAAGTATCAACATCAATGCCTTGTTCTTTTAATTGATCCTCAATGATGCCACACATGAGTTCCACATCTCTTTTATTTTCTATTGTATTTAAAATTACTTCTTTCATTTTAATGCTCCGATAAATGTACAATTGATTGACGATTGATAACAGTAGATGAAAAGCACCCACCCTTACATATTGAACAATGCCCTTTCATTTTCTTCCAAGTTTTAGGACATTCAAAACTCTTAGAAAATGGGATAGCATCAGGTGAATCATCACCAAAAAACATAATGTTCCACCCATGTCTGATTTGCATCACTTCCCAATCATGTTCACTATTAGACGGATCGAGTGACGCATTGACCGATACGTTAGGCATAGTCATCAACTCATCTTCAATAAGCATTCGCATATATCCATTTTGCCATGCTCTTGTAGGTAGCCACCAATTTGTATCAGGTGTATCTTCAGCTAATGCCTTGATACGAAACACATCTTGTTTGTTCGCACAAGCTTCTCCTCTAGACATAAGCCTTGCACGTTTAGTTTGCTTGCGTTTCTTAGATAAATGCTCTGCAATCTGCCATGTATTGTGCTTGCCCATCTTCTGCCAATTTCTTTCACAACGAATATCTCGTTCTCTCATATTAGGATACATACGATATAATTTTAAATTGTAACATTTCTCAGCACAATATTTAGTTTTAAAACCATTGCAACTACCTTGAATAAATGTGCCATCAGCTAATGGTATGTTGTTGATGGGTCTATCAATTTGAAACATACCGATATCACCACCCCATTTGATCATATCATTTAATTCATTCTTTGTGTATAACATCTTCTTGCTCCTCATCATCTTCCAACAACCACACAATTAAATGATGTATTTGGTTAGTAGGTGTGTTCTGCACTAATTCTAAAAGTAAATCTCTTTTTTGTTCTGCCATTTTACACCTTCGCTATCGCCATGAAAAAACCACCAGCACAAAAACCAAAACATGATATACCAAAATATAACGAAAATGCGTAATCATCTAGTAAGGCAGTAGTAGAAAATATTGGAAGGCAACTTAGTAAGGTCATTGTACTAATACATAAAAGACATAACCCTAAAATAAAACAAACTACAAATTGCATGTTATCCTCTCTTTGAAATGTCATGTGACATTTTACTTGTTTATTGTTTAAATTACTGAATATTATTAAATATAGCATATGTGGCTACGTAAGTCAAGCGACCCACCCAACTACCAAAACCCCAACCTATCACTCCGACCCCAACCTATCATCAATACCTATCAGCGAAAATTGATTTGAGAGCAAAAATCTAGGCATAAAAAAAGGCTCACATAAAATGCAAGCCTAATTTTATTTTAATATTTAATTGATAATTTTAAAAATCATTAAGTAAAGCTTTGATATCAACATTCATTGCATCTGCTTTTTTAACTAAAATATCTAGAGCAGAAAAAATAGCATCTGCATTATCGCACTTGCTAACTTTTTGAGTTCTTGTAATAAAAACATCTAGTTGACTAGTAAAATTCTTGTCGGTTTGTTCTTGATTAATTGCTTCATCTTTTGGGGTAGCTTTAGAATTGCCAGACACTTTAGCTTTTGAAATTGAAACAATAGGATCAAAATTTGCTTTCCTGTCAATTTTTAAATTAAGCTTTTTACATACTGTAGCATAAGAAATATATCGACCATCATTTAAAGAACAAAAAGTTTTGGTGTCTTCATAAAATTTATAATTTAATGATTTAACCATTTCATTAATTTTTTTGGCACTTTGAAACAATACTAAATAAGCGACATTAGTAGCTTTTGAACGATTAGTTTTAAATGTTTCTGAATAATCAAAATTATAAACGTCTGCACCAAAAACTGTTTCACATATTGTTTTTTGGTTTTTGGTACTTGGCAATGATGCCTTGCCATGCTTACCAGTTTTTTCATTAACTACAGTTATTTCTTTTGATAATACACTAGCAATTGCAAGTCCTAGTTTATCGCAATAAGTATCTGCTTTGATTTGACCATCTAAAGCACTAGGCAACAAATCAGTTAAATTATCAACATGCGTTGAGAAGCTTTTGGTATCATTAGCACTAGCAACGTATGAACCATTTTTTGAGATATAGCTAAAAGCTTCTAAATTTACTGTTGCAATTTTAGTCACTTGAGTTTTTGTTTTTGTAGCTGTATTTTTCATTTTAATTTTTCCTTATTATAAAAGCTTATATTTGAAATAGGCTATAAGCAATTGCCTTAACTAATGTTATATCTTATTTAATCACATATTACAATAGCTAATGTAAATTATTTTAAATTAAATTATTACACCTTACATTACTAGTACTTATTCTTTTGATATGTCACATGACATTTTAAATAGTGATACAATTATATGTGATATGTCACATGACATTTTAGAATGAAACATACATGCACATTTTAGGGGTATACTGCAATGAATTGCGTGGGGTGTGCCTTTTTTGGTGCTTCAATTATGTGCAATTGATTAACAATCAGTTTATAGAAATATATAAATGCTTCATTTTAAATAATTTCCTTTTGCTTTTCATTCTAAAATAATTCATTAATTGTGATTTTTAAAAATGCCTTTACATTATGCCACCTTGTGATGCCGAAATTTTGGGGGAGTGCAAGAGCCACAGGGGGTTACCTAGTAGTGTTATACAGAACTGCACACAGATCAGGAAAATAGGGTGTTAACCACTTATGTTGCACAAATACCACAGACAGATAGGAAAATCATACAACAGTAGGCAAAAAAATGTTTCTTAATGCATTTTAGGGGTTGACATCTGTGTTTTTATGTGTAAAACTTATGAACATAATAAGTGATTCATTAAAAATGATTAAATAAACTTTAATAAAACATATTAATGTACACTTAAATGGTAATTAAATTAAATTTATGTAAGAAAGTTCTTGACATTGAAAAAGAAATGTGTAAAACTATATAACTATAACTCTGTACTAGAAGAATATTATACTGCCCTCATTAAAAAAAGGCATATATCTTTGCTAAAAGACATACATGTACCGATATCAGATGTATTCTATGTACGAAAAGCAATAGAAATGGATACAGGAGTTAAATATAGCCTAGATCATGTAGAAAGAGCTATGTATTTAGAGGGGCATCTGAGTGCATCAGATGTATTAGACCCTCATGTACCACGAGGATACTGTAGTTATGATAACACCTGAAAAGTTAGACTCATGGAGAATCGTGCCTAGAGCATTAATCCTGTCTTACATGGTGGTATTTTATCAAACATGCAATTGGTTTATGAACTTAGCTGATCCTAACAATGCTCAAGCAGGTTTTGTATCTGTTGTAGTAGGGGCTGGAGCGGCTTGGTTTGGTTTATACGTTAATGGTGGAAGATCACGAGTTGAGGTTTCATCTAAAGTAGAACAAAAGGAGCATATATAATGTGGGGAAGAATATTAGATTTTTTTAGCTCTCGTGGTGAAGGTACTGCGTGGGATTTAGATTATGGTAAATTAATTATCATAGGTCTATGTATATATATTGCAATCGCTGTAAGTGGTTGTCATTCAATAGGAGCTTAAAATGACGATTTGTCCTAGATGTTTTAAAGAGATTGTAGAAGGTGAAGGACACGTTTGTGGTAAGTAGTGGCTACTTTTCGGTGTGCGAGTAGCCATTTTAATTATAGGAGATGATAATGAACTATTTATATCCTGTACCTTGTCCTCATTGTCCTACTAAACAAGAATGTAGAGACAATGGTGTATGTGCAAAGGAGTAGATTATGGCAGTAAATGCAGCAAAAAACTATACGCAACCTAAAAAGCGTAAAGCAATATTTAATAGAATTAAAGCGGGCGGCAAAGGTGGAAAACCTGGTCAATGGTCTGCTCGTAAAGCACAGATGTTAGCCAAACAGTATAAAGCAAGTGGAGGAGGATATAAATCATAATGCCACATTATACTAAACCATTAACTAAAGTTATAGGAGGTTTGAAGAAAGCATCCAAGCTTCATGCCAAGCAGGCTAAAACTTTGACTAAAATTAAAAAAGATCAAAGTAATCGCTACAAATCAAAAACACATAGAGCAAGATAATGCCCTATTTGATGAGTAACATCCCACACTTCAAGTGTTGGGTACGAAGAGAGTATACGTGCAACCATGAACAATATCATGGAGAATTTTTACATGCAATGGCAATTGCAGTTAATACGATACCAGATAGATGTTTGAGTTTTCAAGTTGTCTTTACAGGATGCGAAAGCGACTTTGATGATTCACAAAATATTCATGGTGGAGCAATGTGGGCAAGAATGCCAATCACAGCACTTGTTGCTGATGAACGATTGGAAGAATGGCCGGAGAGAATGGATACACATTTAGCTCAGCCGTGGGATTGCAGTTCACATCATCATTCAGTAATTAAGTTTGATAGAGCAAGTTCTAGTCCTTATCTATGTAAGATAGATGGCGAGTTTTATAAAGGCAAATACTTATTTACTGTAGATTATACTGAAAATGATATAGCTGATGATCCAGCACAACATAAACAAAGTCATGTAATTCAATTGACAGATGCAGATAAATGGACAGGCAATATAGTTGCCTTGCCTAACAACAGAGTCAGGACAACAAGTCCTGCATTATGGGAGACAGGCGAGGGTGTACCTGATTTTAAGCCTAGTCAATATGTACATTCAGCAGAGATACATAATAGCTATCTTGATCCTGAAGTAACTTTTAACAATCTATATTCGGAGGACTAATATAATGATGAAGAAGAAAAAAGGCTACGCTAAAGGTGGTGCAATGATGAAGAAAAAAGGATACTCTAAAGGTGGAGCTATGCCAATGGGTAAAGACCCTAAAACAGGAAAGATGATGCCTAAGTTTGCAATGGATGGCAAAGGCAAAATGAATAAGGGTGGCATGATGAAGAAAAAGAAGGGTATGGCTAAAGGTGGAGCTATGATGAAGAAAAAAGGCATGGCTAAAGGTGGAGCTACTAGAAGAAAGTAATGGCTCTTAAAGCACCACAACAATCTTTAAAAAATTGGGGCAAGCAAAAGTGGAGAACGTCTTCAGGCAAACCTTCAAAAGGTAAGCGAAGATATCTCCCTGATGCTGCTTGGAAATCATTAAGTGCATCAGAAAAGGCTGCTACTAATAAAGCTAAAGCTAAAGGCAATAAACAAGGTAAGCAATTTGTAAAGCAACCTAAAAAAATTGCGAAAAAAACGAGAGCATATAGATAATGGCTACATCACCAGCATGGCAAAGAAAAGAAGGTAAATCTAAAAGTGGTGGACTCAATGCAAAAGGAGTCGCATCTTATAGACGAGCTAATCCTGGATCTAAGTTAAAAACAGCAGTTACTACTAAGCCTTCAAAATTGAAGAAAGGATCTAAAGCTGCTAAAAGAAGAAAGTCTTTTTGTTCTAGGATGAAAGGAATGAAATCAAAGTTGACCTCTGCAAAAACAGCTAGAGATCCTGATTCTAGAATTAATAAATCATTGAGGAAATGGAATTGTTAGAGAAAATTCTTAAATGGTTAGAGGCATACACTAAAAAAAAAGTAGAGTATCTTTCAGGTAAAGGTAAAAAAGATGATTAGTGCAATAACAAGCATACTTGGTTCAGTTGGTGGACTCGCTACAAGTTACATAGATGGGAAGACGGCTGTGCAAAAAGCTGAAGCACAGATCCGTATGAAGGAAGCAACAGGTGAGATTGATTGGGAGCTTGCTGCTATACGTGCTACACAAAGCAGTTGGAAGGACGAATGGTTGACTATTCTGTTTTCTCTTCCGCTGATTCTATGTTTCTGCGGTGATTGGGGGCGACAGATCGTGACAGATGGGTTTATTGCATTGCAGAATATGCCGGATTGGTATCAAATAAGTTTGGGAGCGATAGTAGCTGCATCGTTCGGGGTTCGATCTGTTAGTAAGTTTTTTGGAATGAAGAAGAGGTGATACACATTCGCTATGTGCAAAATTACATAGGCGATAGAAGGTATCCATTAGACAGTTTAAGACATAAGAGTGACCACGTTAGAAGAAGAGAGATGAGAAATGAGCTATACATTAAGTACAAGAAGTTTAGAGAGATTGAACGGCGTAAACGAATCATTAGTGAATATCGTAAAAAACGCAATAAAGACGACAAAAGTTGATTTTGGAGTCACCTGCGGTTTGCGAACAAAAAGTGAGCAGGCTGAATTAGTCAAAAAGGGTGCGTCACAAACAATGAACTCCCGTCATCTGCCACAAGCATCAACAGGCATGAGCCATGCAGTTGATTTAGTCGCTTATATTTCAGGACGAGTATCGTGGGAGTTGAATCTGTACGATGATATTGCTGATTCTATAAAAGATGCAGCCATTAAAGAAGGAGCAACTATTAGATGGGGAGCAGCGTGGCATAAGCCTTTGAACGAGTGGGATGGTACTGCTGAAGATTTAATGAATGAATATATAGATACACGCCGGTCGCAAGGCAGACGGCCGTTCATAGATGCCCCGCATTTTGAGTTAGTATAATGTGGATGTCTATAATGATATTGTGTGGTAGTTTGTATTCACAATCTTGTATGGTAATAACAGGAAATGTACTTTTTCCAAATAAAGAAAAATGTTTTGAAAGTGCAGTAGAAAAGGCTAATAAGGCAATTACTTTTCCTAATGTATTTCAAGCAAAGCCTTTTTGCCAAGTTATACCAGGAACACAAAGACCAAAAAACGAGGTAGATACATAATGCCAAGAGAGTTGACAGAAAAGCAAAGATTGTTCTTAGATGTTTTGTTTGACAAAGCACAAGGCAGTATTGTGCAAGCTAAAAAATTAGCAGGCTATTCAGATGGTACATCATCTTCTGAAGTTGTTCGTAGTTTAAAAGATGAAATTAATGAGGCAACGAGAGAATACTTAGCCCGTGTAGCTCCTAAAGCTGCCTTTTCAATGGCTAATGTTTTAGATGATCCTACAGAGCTAGGTATTAAAGAAAAGATAGTTGCAGCTAAAGATTTGTTAGATAGAACAGGACATGCTAAAACTGAAAAGATGGAAGTAAGTTCATCTACAGGTTTATTTATATTACCACCTAAAGATTCAGATGCAACGACAACGTAATTATAAAAAAGAATATAGAGAATATCACGCTAATCCTTTACAAAAAAAGAAAAGAGCATCTCGTAATAAAGCTCGTAAGGCTGCTGAAAAATCTGGTTTGGTTAAAAAGGGTGGTAGTAAACAAGTGCATCATAAAAATTTAAATCCTCTTGATAATTCACCTAAAAATTTAGCTATTATTGAGAAAAGAAGAAATGTTAGAATGCAACCTAAAACTAAAAATAGAAGAAAGTAAATGGCAACAGATAGTGTAGGATATTGGAATCTACCACAACCTGATATAAAAGGTTTTACAAATCAATGGTTGCCTATTCCTAAAATATCTCGTACAATTCCATTTGGTTATGTAGAAGATCCTGAAGATTCAAATATTCTTAGACCAATTAAAAGTGAATTGAATGCACTTGAAAAAGCTAAAAAATATTTAAAACAATATAGTTATAGAGAAGTATCAAATTGGCTATCTTCTCAAACAGGAAGATATATATCACACGTAGGATTGAGAAAACGAGTACAAGATGAACGAAGACGTAAGAAAACAGCTTCAGTTAAACGTCAGTATGCCAAAAGGTACGAAGAAGCTATTAAAGCCGCAGAAAAAATTGAAAAAGAAAGAATCGGTGCAGTCGAAAACATTAGACCAGAAAACAGAAATACCTAAAATTAATTTAAGTGCTGTTGATAATAGACCTGTTATATTTAAGCCTAATCCTGGTCCACAAATGGAATTTTTGGCATCTAGTGAAAGAGAAGTGTTATATGGTGGTTCTGCAGGAGGCGGAAAATCATATGCAATGTTAGCGGATCCATTACGCTATATTACACATCCACAGTTTTCAGGATTGTTAGTTAGACATACAACAGAAGAATTAAGAGAATTAGTTTGGAAATCACAGGAATTATACCCAAAAGTTATACCTAATATTAAATGGTCAGAACGAAAGATGCAATGGGTAGCACCTTCAGGTGGCAGATTGTGGTTTTCATATTTAGATAGAGAAGAAGACGTATTAAGATATCAAGGTTTAGCATTTAGTTGGATTGGTTTTGATGAGCTTACACAATGGGCAACTCCTTTTGCATGGAATTATTTACGTTCACGTTTACGTACTGCTAGTTCTGACTTGCCTATCTTTATGAGAGCAACTACAAACCCTGGTGGAATAGGGCATCAATGGGTCAAAAAAATGTTTATTGATCCTTCTCCATATAATAGATCATTTTGGGCAACAGATATAGAAACAGGTGAAAAGCTTTCGTATCCTAAAGGGCATAGTAAAGAAGGTGAGCCATTATTCAAACGCAGATTTATTCCAGCTAAATTATTTGATAATCCATACTTAGCTGAATCAGGTGAATATGAAACAATGCTATTGTCTTTGCCTGAACATCAAAGAAAACAATTGCTAGAAGGGGATTGGGATGTTAGTGAAGGTGCCGCTTTTTCAGAGTTTAATAGAGATATTCATGTCGTTGATCCATTTCCTATTCCGAAAACTTGGAAGAGATTTAGGGCTTGTGACTATGGGTATGGAAGTTATAGTGGCATATTGTGGTTTGCTATAAGTCCTAGTGATCAATTAGTAGTATACAGAGAATTATATGTTAAAAAAGTATTAGCTACAGATTTAGCTGATATGATATTAGATTTAGAAAAAGAAGATGGTACTATTCTTTATGGTGTGTTGGACTCTAGCCTTTGGCATAAGCGTGGCGATCCTGGTCCATCTTTGGCTGAACAAATGATTATGCGTGGTTGTAGATGGCGACCATCAGATAGAAGTAAAGGAAGTCGAGTATCAGGTAAGAACGAGATACATAGACGTTTACAAGTAGATGATTTTACAGAAGAACCTAGATTAGTGTTTTTTAATACTTGTACAAATGTTATATCTCAATTACCAGCACTACCACTTGATAAAAAGAATCCTGAAGATGTAAATACAAACGCAGAAGACCATTTATACGATGCGTTAAGATATGGTGTTATGACAAGACCTAGAAGTAATATTTTTGACTTTGATCCCTTATCACAAAATCAAGGTTTTCAAATTGCAGACCCTAACTTTGGATATTAAATATGGCAGATAAAAATGAAGAAATGATGTTTGAAACAGATGAAGTTGCTGTTATTGATACTTCAGGAGATGAGAGTATTGAAGCAACTGATACGAATCAAGTAATTGCATTTATAGAATCAAGATTTAAAAGAGCGGAAGATGCTAGAATAACCGATGAATCTCGTTGGTTAAAAGCATATCGTAATTATCGTGGTATATATAGTCAAGATGTGCAGTTTACAGAAACAGAAAAATCTCGTGTTTTTGTAAAGGTAACTAAAACTAAAACATTAGCTGCATATGGACAAATTATTGAAGTTCTATTTGGTAGTTCTAAATTTCCATTAAGTATTAATCCTACTATATTACCAGATGGTGTGGCTGAATCTGTTCATTTAAATACAGATCCTAATGTAACATCAAGTATGGACGAATTAAAAACTACTTTTCAAGAAACTAGCAATATACCATATAGATTTGATTCAGAAGAAACTAAACTAAAGCCTGGTGAAACTTTAGAAGATTTAAAAGAACGATTGGGGCCGCTACAAAATAAGTTAGATGCTGTATCTGAGAAAGTTATTGAAGGCGAAGGAAAAACACAAGGTAGTGTTACTTTTCATCCAGCAATGATTGCAGCTAAAAAGATGGAAAAGAAAATATTTGATCAACTTGAAGAATCAGGTGCAAATAAACAATTAAGATCACTAGCTTTTGAGATGGCTCTATTTGGTACAGGCATTATGAAGGGCCCGCTTGCTAAAGATAAAGAATATCCAAATTGGTCTGAAGAAGGGGAGTACGATCCTCTTGTTAAAACAGTTCCTACAACAGAACATGTTTCCATCTGGAACTTTTATCCTGATCCAGATGCAAATAGTATGGACGATGCTGAATACATAGTTGAACGACACAAACTTTCAAAAACACAACTTAGGGCATTGAAGTCTCGTCCATACTTTAATGATGATGCTATTGAGATGGCAATTGAAATGGGCGATTCCTATACACGAAAGTATTGGGAAGAAAGCATGGAAGATAATAGTGCTAATTATAGTCCTGACAGAATAGAAGTACTAGAATTTTGGGGATATGTAGACACTAATATATTAGAAGAGAATGGTGTAAAGATACCTAAAAATCTAAAAGATTTAGATCAAGTAAATGTAAATGCATGGATATGCAATAATCAAATATTAAGACTTGTACTTAATCCATTTAAACCTGTACGTATTCCTTATTATGCTGTTCCATATGAACTTAATCCTTATTCATTTTTTGGTATTGGTATTGCTGAAAATATGGATGATACACAGACTTTAATGAATGGCTTTATGCGAATGGCAATTGATAATGCTGCATTGTCAGGTAATCTTATTATAGAAGTAGATGAAACCAACTTAACACCAGGACAAGATTTATCTGTATATCCAGGCAAAGTATTTAGAAGACAAGGCGGGGCACCTGGTCAAGCTATATTCGGTACAAAATTTCCAAATGTTGCTGGTGAGAATATGCAACTATTCGATAAGGCTAGAGTGCTTGCTGATGAAAGTTCAGGTTTTCCATCGTTTGCTCATGGTCAAACAGGTATACAAGGTGTAGGTAGAACTGCATCAGGTATTAGTATGCTTATGTCAGCAGCTAATGGATCTGTTCGTAGTGTAGTAAAAAATATTGATGATTATTTAATTGCACCTTTAGGCAAGGCATTTTTTAGTTTTAATATGCAATTTGATTTTGATCAATCTATTAAAGGAGATCTTGAAGTTAAAGCTCAAGGCACAGAAAGTCTTATGGCTAACGAAGTACGTAGTCAAAGATTAATGCAATTCTTACAAGTTGCAAGTAATCCTGTACTAGCTCCATTTGCTAAGATGGATTATATTATACGTGAGATAGCAAAAAGTATGGATCTTGATCCTGATAAAATTACAAATAGTATGGCAGACGCAGCAATACAAGCTGATATACTTAAAAAGTTTCAGCAACAGACATTACCACCTCTACCTGAAGAACAAGGTGTAGCGGGAGCTAATCCTAACGATCCAACAGGAGCAGGTGGTGGAACAATAGGAACAGGGCAAGCACCTAGTCCGGGAGAACAGGGATTTACAGGAAATGCACAACAACAAGGAACACCACCTACAGAACCTCAAGGTTTTGGTCAACAGCCGGGAGCTATGGGAACAGTTCAATAGTTACCTTGATCATTTGATTGATAATCAACATAAAAATTTAGAACAAGCAGATACAGATATTATTGTATATAGAACGCAAGGTGCAATTTCTGCATTAAAGCGTTTAAAATCATTAAGAGATGAGATTTATGGAATTTAATAAACAAGGCGAATTAAATTTTGATGACTATTTAGCTCAAGATAATTCTACTCCTAATAATGAAGTGGAGCTAGATGATTGGGGTGAGCCTAAATATAAACCTAATAATTCTTCTTCTATTAGAATGGATATGATGGCAGGTGGGGATGATTTAATTGCAGCTGGTAAAAATAATGCTGTTGATATTCCTGATTCAATAAAAATTTGGAATGAGCAAAAAATAAATATTCCTGAACCTATTCAAGAAGCAGTAGAAAATGTAGCAAATAATCTTATTCAAGGAGTAGGATATCTTGAAAAAGGAGCAGGCTATTCTGTAGGAGCAATAGCTGATGGGTTTGTAAAATTAGGTATGCCTAAATGGTATGCTAAAAAATTTGCAAATGATATGATGGCAATGCCTGATGCATTTATGGGAATTGGATCTGCTAAAAATACTCTTGTAGATACATTAGGTCAATCAGTAAAATCAGCAAAATTTGCACAGAATAAATTGCCTACTGTAGAAACAAATCCAAATGTTTTAGGTTCAAATTTTGCTAATATGAGATTTAGTAAAAAAGCAGAAACAGAAATAATGGAGCCGCCTATAACAAATTCTGAAAGAATTGAAGCTAAAAAATTAGGTAAAAGTATTTATGCTTTGAGAGAAATGAAAGCTGAAGATTTTTTAAAAAATTATAATCTGTTTCATGGATCAAATAAAAAATTTAAAGAGTTTACAAGTAAATTTGTTGCTTCTGGAGCAGGATCTACACAATCTAGAGGTTTGTATTTTACAACAGAAGAAGAAATTGCAAAAACTTATAGATTTTTAATGTCTAGAGGAGCAGAACCAGGAACTTGGATGAAATGGATTAGAAGAAAAGATAACAAAAGTTTAGAAGATTTAGGTTTTTCAAAAGAAACAATTAAGTATGCAGATAAAGAATTTAGAGCTATTGCTCCAAATGGTGTTATTAAACCAGAATTTGTAGAAAAATGGAAGAATCAACCTAGATTAGAATTTTGGAAAGAAGAACTAAAAAAAATAAATACTAGAATAGAACAACATTCAAAATATGTTTCATGGCAAGATCGAACACCAGGAATGGAAAGATTAATAAAAAAACGAAGGGCTGTATTAGAGTTTATAGATAATGATATAGATCCATTAGAGCTTGCTCCAAAATTAAAACAAGGAGCAGTTTACGAAGTAAATATTGATGCTATGAAAAGTAAAATGCTAACGTGGTATGATACTATAGGAAACCAATCGCCATTTGTACAAAAAGCATTAATTAATACAAGACAAGAATTAGAAAGAAATGTAAACAAACTTTTAGACAGTTTAAACGATGAATCTGTACTTTCGCATAATATTTTAAAACAGTTAAAAAATAAAGAATTAATAAATACACGAAGTACTGTTTTAAGTCAATCCTCTGAAGCTAGTAGTTCTTCCTTTAAAAGCTTTGAGCAATTTTTAAAATCAAAAGGCGACTTAAAAAGTGTATTATGGAAAGCTGATCCTACAGGAACAGTATTAAATGAGTGGACTATTCAAAATTTATACCAACATTGGAATAGGTATTTTAACCATTTGCGATATTATGCCACGGGTACTATGCATAAAGATAATCCTAAACTTCCTGACATACTAAGACCCGGTTATGTTGAAAAAATTTTTAATGAAAAAGGAATACATGGTGTAATTTATCCTGTAGATAGAGGGGGTAAATCTATTTCTGCTAAAGAATATGCTAAAGGTAAAAATAAAGATAAATTTAATTTTGTTATTTACGATGATAAGATGATTAATATAGTAAAAAAACATTACGGATTAACAATGCTTCCATTGGGTGCTACATTAGTTCCAAAAAGTGATAATCCTTTTAACACAGAAAAAATAGAAAATAAGGAGTAACAATGGCAACTCAAGATCAGCAAATGCAAGAAATGTTACAGGATGGTGGCATGAAAGATGATGGAATGGATCGTGATCCTGTAAGTGGTAATGAAGTTCCACCAGGTTCATTGGCTAGTGAAGTTAGAGATGATATACCTGCACAATTAAGTGAAGGTGAATATGTTATTCCAGCTGATGCTGTACAATATCATGGTCTTAGATTTTATGAACAGTCAGTACAAGATGCAAAAAGAGGATTAGCTGAAATGCAAGCTAATGGTAGAATTGGTGGTACTCCAATGCCTACTAATCAAGAATCTAGTGATGCTCCTGTTAATTTTAATATTGAAGATTTTATGGCAGAAATAGGTGCTGAACCTCAACAACAAGAAATGCCTATGCAAGCTAATAAAGGGGGTCTAGTGCGAGGATTTGCACCAGGTGGTAGCTCATCTAATATTTATACACCAGACTTAGATTTTACAAATGTACAAGAAAAATTTCCAAGTGGTACTAAGTCTTATCATACTAGACGTTATATTAATGATAAATGTGAAATTAAATTAATTAATTCTACAGCAGAAGGTTCACCAGCAATGTCTGTACCTGAAGATTTTGTTAAAGTTGTATCTAATAATGGATTAAAAAGACTTAAATCATGTGGGTTAAATGATCCTGAAATGGGATTAACAGATGAAGAAAAAGAAATACTTGGACCCGATAAAGTAAAAGAATATGAAGATGGCACTTTACCTGAAGAAGAAGCAACAAAATCACCAGAAGAAACACAAGCTCCTCCAAAATCAGAACGAGAAGATAAACCTCGTGATTCAAGTGATTTTATAACAACTTGGGATGCAACAGACTTTGAGAATTATGTAGATGATTTTGAAGCTCGTGCTAGTTCAGATGCTACTTGGTTCGATAAAACATTAGGTAAGATATTTACACCTATAATGGAATTTAATCAACCTTATATTTTAGGTAGAGCCTATCAATTAATTACAACAGGAAATCTTTCTGATGAAGAAATTCAAAAAATCTTGCCTGTGTTTAAATTAACTTATGGTGATCCAAAAGCAACAATGAGTGGAGTTAGTTATAATGCAGAAGGGCAAAAAGTTCCAATTAATTTTGTGTGGGATGCAGAAAGAGGAATGTATGTACAAGGTGATATTGATGCAATCATAAATTCTAAAGAAATAGAAATTCCAGATTTAGAAATAAATAAAGAAGATAAAGATAATTCAGAACCTGGTGATCAAGCTAGTTTGAATTTAACAGGAGAAGGCAGTTTGGAAGAGCTAGGACCCGGTGGGGATAATTTAATTGCAAGTAATAGCCCTGCTATTGCTAAAAGAATAGCAGATATGAGAAAAAATCAAACAAGAATATCAGATGCCTATGGCGGTGGATCCGGCCCGAATTTAGCATCTGGTAAGTTTAATCGTACTACACCTAGTAGCACAGATGGTATTAATTCAGGAAGTGTGCTAGTAAAGAGACAGAAAGATAGTGAAAATGATCGAGACAGAGATCGAGACAATGATACTATAGATGCAGAAAAAATATCTAAGCCTACTGTAATTAAAGATAGAACTGATTCATCAGGTAAAAAAGCAGGGCAAAAAGGATATAAAAGTAAATTAAGAGAAAGAAAAGAAAGAGAAACAATAGAAGCTGCACAAGAAGCAGGTAAAGGATATAGAGGTGGTTTTGGTTTTAATGAAGGTGGTACACCTACTAAAAAATCATTAGCTCAAAAAAGAACTACAAAGAAGAAGTAACCAATATAGCTACTCTAATATATAGACCCTATAGGAGGAAATAATGCCAGAATTAGCAGAAGTAGAAAAACCAAAAGTGGCAGGATATGTAGATCCTAGACCAAAAAATAAAAATAAACAAAGGATTGAAGAAGCTGAAAAAGAATTGGAACAACTGTCTTCTCAAGCACAAGGAGATGGGGTTTCAGAAACAACTGAAAAGGTCACGAATACAGAAGTTTCTGAAATTGACAGCAAAGATGAGATCCTCAGTAAAGAGGAGCAGACATTTAAAAAGCGATATGGAGATCTACGAAGACATTTAGCTGATAAAGAAAAAAGTTTTGCAGATCAAATTGATCAATTAAAAAATCAATTAGATCTTGCAACTAAAAATGAATTAATATTACCAAAGTCTGATGAAGACATAGACGCATGGGCAAAAAAATATCCTGATGTAGCATCAATTGTAGAAACTATTGCAACTAAAAAAGCTAGAGAAACATCACAAGATTTAGATAAAAGAGTTAAAGAAATTGAGAATTTAAGAGAATCTGCAAAAATTGAAAAAGCAGAAGCTGAATTATTAGCGTTGCATCCTGACTTTAATGAGATTAGAGAACAAGATGAATTTCACGATTGGGCAGAAAAACAACCAAAATGGATACAAGATGCTTTATATGAAAACTCTACAGATGCCAAAGCTGCATCTAGAGTAATTGATTTGTATAAAGCAGATAAAGGAATATCAACAAAATCAAATGTTGATTTGTCAGCCGCTAAGGCTGTTACACCAAGAAGAGGAAGATCGACACCTCAAGCCGATGCAACTGCATCCTACCTTAAAGAGTCGGTAGTAAACAAAATGTCTACACGAGAGTATGAAAAGAACCAAGATAAAATTATGGAAGCTATTCGTACAGGAAAGTTTGTGTATGATATATCAGGTGGTGCAAGATAACCACTTAATAGTAATACAAAAGACGAACCACTCATACAATTAAGCCAATACATGTATTCACCTTAAAAGTATGACCTCTCTTTGAGTGTTAGTATTCTAGAGCCAAATATAAGGAGATGTGATATGGCTTTTCCAAAAGAAGCTGGTCATGGTAACTTACCTAATGGTAACTTTTCCAGCATTATTTACTCCAAACAAGTACAGCTTGCGTTTCGTAAGTCTACTGTAGTTGGAGATATCACTAATTCTGATTATTTCGGGGAAATTGCTAATCAAGGGGATACAGTAAAGATTATCAAAGAACCAGAAATTTCGGTTAGTGAATATAAGCGTGGCACACAAGTGTCAGCACAAGATCTAGACGATGAGGACTTCAGTCTTGTTATCGACAAAGCAAACTACTATGCTTTCAAGATGGATGACATTGAAGAAGCTCATAGTCATGTAAACTTTATGCAACTTGCAACAGACAGAGCTGCATATAGATTATCTGATAACTATGACCAAGAAGTATTGGCATATATGTCAGGGTATTCTCAGCCATCCAAACATGCTGTTGGTAATGCTGTAAATACAACTGTTAATGGAACAAAGGCTGTTTCAACTGCAGGTTCAGATGAACTTCTTACTTCTATGAAACTTAATAAAGGTTCATTTAGTGCAATCACCACAGGTGGTGCAGGTGATCATTCTATTCCATTAGCAAATGTCTTGCCAGGTCAAGCAAGTGCAATTACTACAACTGTGACACCTATGCAAGTCATTAACAGAATGTCAAGGGTCTTAAATCAACAGCAAGTTGATACACAAGGTCGTTGGCTAGTCGTTGATCCAATTTTTATGGAACTACTACAGGATGAAAATTCAAAGTTAGTAAATGCTGACTATTCTGAAGCAGGTCTTAAAAATGGACTTACTATAAACAATCTAGGCGGATTCAGAGTACACGTTTCAAGCAACTTACCAGCAAAAGGTACAGGAGCAGGTACAGCGGGTACAGGAAACCAAGACAACCATTTTGGTGTGATTGTTGCAGGACATGATTCTGCTGTTGCTACTGCTGAACAAATCAGCAAGACAGAAACTTATCGTGATCCTGACTCATTTGCAGACATTGTAAGAGGTATGCACCTCTACGGCCGTAAGATATTACGTCCTGAAGCAATTGTTACTGCTAAATATAACATAGCGTAAGGGGGGAACTGAATATGGCTTTAGGTGATAATACACTTCAATCTGCTAGAGGTTCGGATTCCAATCCTGGTAGAAAACCTTACATGGTTCAAACTGTGCTAAATCTTGCTACAGCCTTATCTGATAAAGGGGGTGCATTAGCAGCAGCTGATGTTATTCCTGTTATCGCTGTGCCAAAAGGTACAATGGTAATGAATGCAGGTATAGAGGTTGATACAGCTAGTGACGGATCTACATTTACTGTAGATTTAGGCATGGTAGATCCTGACGTATTTGTAGATGGCTTTGATGGTACATCTGCAGCAGGTGTTGTTGCTCAAAATCCTGCGGCATTTCAGCCTGTAATGGCTGTTGCTAACGACAACATTGACGTAACTATTGCAACACTTTCAGGTGGTGCAGTAACTACAGGCAAGTTGCGTATTTGGGCATGGATGATGGACTGTACTGATTCAGGCTCATCAAAAGCAGCTGATGAAGTCGATAGGGACTACTTAGCATAATGCACTTGAGAGGGGGCAGGGAAACTTGCCCTCTTTCTTTTAATAATGGGAGATTAGAATGGGAATTACAACTGCACTATGTAATACTTTTAAACAAGAGTTATTACAAGGTATACATACATTTGGAACTGATACATTTAAACTAGCTTTAATAAAGTCTGG